CCCCCCATTCCCGTCTGCTTGCAAAACGGCATTCGTCGGGGCCGCCCCGCTGGTAGGGGTTCCCAAGGCTGCGTTCAGTCCCGCGAGGTCGCCTGTCCAAACCCCGTCCTCAACTCCCAGTGCATACTCATCCGTTGCCGAATCCTGCAAAGAGGTCGAAGTGACAGACCAATCCGCTACGTTCGCATACCACACGCTCGCGCTCGACAGCGCATTTGTCCAATTGCGGATGTTCGTGCTTGTCAGGTTTGTTGCGGTTGCAAACGGCCCAAGCCCCAATACGTCACGAAATCCACTGGCATTGGTATTTGTTAGGGCGGGCCAGCCGAGGCCAAGATTGGTTCGGGTTTGAGCCTTATAGAGGGCGGCGTTGGTTCCTGCAAAATCAAAGCCGCCATTTAACAGGGTTAAATTATGTCCACCCAAAAAAATCGTTCTTGTCTCAAAATCTATCTGAAAATTATAGCTAATAGAATCAAGACTCCACGGATTTAATGTCAACTCATCCCCACCAACTTCCATGTAAATCCTTGGGACTGTGAGGACGTTTGTCCATTGAACTCTTCCATTCGTGTCTATCAGCAGCGGACTCATGTTTGTGCCCCAAAGCGCAACGTTCGTTGCCCCCGTCAGCCTCCCCTTTTCATCCACCGTGAACTGCGAAACGGCATTGCTGTTTCCGTAGGTTCCGGCGACTACCCCCGTGTTGGTTGGCGGCGGAATCGGGATGTTCGACGCATTGGCCTGCCAGAAGTTGGTTGGTGCTATCACCTTGCCGTCGCCATCGGTCACAACGTCGTAGCCTTGGGCGTTGACTCCGCTTGGGATAAGCATTGCTAACGCCGTGATGATTGCTAGGGCTACGCGCTTCATTCTTCCGTCGTCTTCTGCGGTGAACAGATAGCGCGTTCCGTTGGGGCTTCGCAGTATCAGCCCTTTTGTGGCATCGGTGATTTCGACGTTTTCATCCAGCGTTCCTGTGAATGTCCCATCATCGCCTTTCATGCCTCGCGGGCCTGCGGTAATAACCTCCACGACCTCGACTTTTCTTTCGGGGACTTCGATGATTATTGTTCCCATTGGATTCACCTCGCTATCTCCTGATATACCTTGGCCTTGCCTGTTGCAAAAGCAATATATGTGTAGCCGTCGCGTAATTCTATCTCATAGACGTTGTCACCTACCGTTAGGTTGGATGCCTGCTCGGCTGTGATTTCAATGTCTATGGTTCCGGCTTTGTCGCCCAGCGTGATTCCGTTGCCCTCGGTTAGCTCTAGCAGCATTGCGCTGTCCTTGGCGCACTCACGGATTACCATGCTTGCCCCGTAGCCAGTCAAGTCCATTGGTATCTTTGCGTTGCCTTTGCATGACTTTGTGAGATAGCGAAACTTTGCTATCCACGTCTTGCCTTGGACAATCTCTATGTCTCTCTCTAATAGCCAATAGTTGGTCATTGGAACAATGGGATGCGTAGGGTTTGGTTGGTTCCGGCGATTTTCACCGTCACTTCAAGCCAATGAACGGCGGTATTAAAATCCACTGTATTAACGTTGTTTGTGTTGGTGGGTGCGGCGTTGGTCGCAAACATGTCGGATTGAAAGCCTGTTGCGTTGGTGTTGGTTAGGGTGTTCCATTTGAGATAAAGCAGGTCTCGCATGGTGTCTGCGAAATCTACTGGATTTTCCCCCGAGTAAGTGGCATTGCCGTCACTGATAGAAAAAACCCCATTTGCTTCTACGGGGTCATAAATCCATTGAACCGCTGTCTCTCCATTCGTATTCGTATAAAGCCCTGCTGCGCTCCTAATGGCATCCGCGTTGGTTGTCCAAAGATTTGTCGGGCTGGTAACAACCCCATTGCTATCTGCCAACACGGGTTGATTTGTTCCCCATAGCGCGGAGATAAATCCCGCCGAATTGGTGTTTGTAAGCGCCGACCACCCAAGGCTGATAGCCTCCCTAAATCCTGCTGTGTTGGTATTGGTTAATGCCCCAAGGGGAAGCCCGATTGCTACCCGCACCGTCTCTGTGTTGGTTGCGGTGAATACCCCCTCACCGATAGCCGTGATGCCAAGATTTGTTCTTGCTGTGCCTGCATTGGTTGCCCCGGTACCACCCTGACCGACTACCACAACTCCCGTGATATTACTCACTGACACGCTGGATATGTTGGATGCGGGAATCTGGCCGATGATGTTTGTTGCCTTGAGATTGGTTAATGCGCCGCCATTGCCGGATGCGATATTTGTTAATGCCGAGGATGCTGGCTGAAATGCGGTTTCGGGGTTGGTCGCCGCCGAACCCAAGCCGATGCCTGACCTTGCGTTACTGGCATTGGCCTGCCAGAAGTTGGTGGGCTGCGCGATTGCGCCATTGGTGCCAACAAGAACACTCTCGGTTTGCCCGTAGCCCGCAACGGCCAACGCCGCGCTCATCACCAATGAAGTTAGTATTGCTTTCATGCTTTTTTACATCAATCGCTTCCAGACTCTCTTGTTTCCGGTCTGGGTGTCGTAGTCGTTCGGCCTAACGACAAAAGGAAGATTCTCGGCATCGGTGGATTCGGTAAGCTGGTAGATTACTGGCAGCCCCGCAATGACCAAGAATACCACGATGCCCACGGCGTAGGTTCCGCTAATGGTGTTCAACCCATCAAGGTTGGTTGCGCCGCCGCCATCAAGTCCCGTGATTGCTGGCTCTACGCGCAAGATGTTGACGCTCGGTGTTGCGATGGGGGTTGAGGATACCCCGATTACGCTGCTTGATGGAATTGGAATACAAATCTTGCCCATTTTGCTACCTTGTGACCTCCGGTGATATGATGATGTTGCCTTGCAGTATCCTCGTTGTGACCGACCCGTTGTAAAGCTCTAGGTCGTAAACGGCTTTATCGCACACGGATAATTCTGCTGTGTCCTCGGCGGATATAAAAAGCCTGATTGAGCCTACTTGCTCGTTAAGAACAAGCCTTCCATTGCTGGTTGATAGCTCAAGGATGATTGCTTTGGATTCGGGCTTTGACCGTATCTGCATCTTGGCGGTGTATCCGGCCAAGTCCACGGGCGCGGTTGGCTCGCCTTGTTCATAAAACAAGGTCTGATTCAGGGTTGCTCCTTGGAATATGCAGATGTCTGCTTCCGCTATTGGTAATTGCGCCATAGTTAATCAGCAAAAACAATCTACCATCTGGTTCTTAATGTCAATGACTCTTTGAGCTTTTTGAATGTTTCGGTGGATTGCCGCCGTTTTTCTTCTATGGCCTCGGAACCCGCCATTGCCCCGAAGACCTTCCGCGCCACAAACAACCCTACGGCAAATGAATCAAACAAGTCAGGCGACTTCCCTATCCGCTTTTTCATGTCGGTCTTGGATTCAATGAGTATCTTCCTTGTTCGCCGGACATATTTCCTCTGCGTCATTTCCCACGCCAAGTCGGGGGTAACTCCCTTCAACTGCTCGCACTCCAAGAAATATCTGGCAACAAAGCACAACTCGGATGCCATGTTGTGAAACAACTCTTTCCCGACTTGCGGCTTCCCTGTCACTTCGTTCCGCATGGCATATTGTGCGCTCACCGGAAGGTCTGACGCCGCACCCGCGAAGCTGACTGCGTGCCAGCCTTTCAGCATTTCCCGCTCCCCGATTGACCAGAAGATGCCCCCCGCCGACGCATCAACCCCAAGCCTATTATTCGGTATCCCTAGCTTTGCGGCCAAGTCGCGTATCTGGCCTATCATCTCATACTGAAAGTCTTCTTGTGAGCCTGGCCTTCGATTCATAACATACTGATTCTCAACGGCTATTGCCCACTTGCCCGTAATCAATCGTCCGTATTTCATGTGGGTGAATACGAATCTATCCCCGCCCTCGGTATAGCTTGGGTCTATGCCCCCAAGGTCTTTCGGGGTGCCGTCCCATATGGGCTTGTCTAGTGCGCCGTGACGCGCAAGCAGGATGTCCGACACAATGGTAGAATCATCGGCATCGGCGGGGGGCCAGAAGCCACGAAACTTGCGCCAGTATTGCGGGTTCAAATCCCCAAGCTCTTTCTTCGCCAGCGCAACGTCGCTCGGCTTTGGAAGAAATGGATACCTTAATCCTTTCCCCGAATCAAAGGCCTGCTGGTTGGGGTTGTCTTTTTCGGAGTCGAAGCGGACGCATAGCCCTTCAATTCCCGCAACCCGTATCTTCCAATTCGGGGTGTCTTCATC